TCGTCCGGTTGATGGATCGTACCTAAGTGATTTTGTCCCAACTCCAGCTCTTAAAGAGTCGATGTTTAATTGGCCCAAATATGGCTTCAGCATTATAGAGTCCTTATTCATCTCTATTTTGCTCAATATGTTTCCTGATGTGTTTTGAACATAAATCTGATATAGGTTCGGCTGTAAAAATTCAAATGCTTTATTTGTGGCATTCGTCACGCTTGACGATCTATTGCCAGGATACCAGTAGTTAGAAACCAATGCTGATCCATCATAAAATTGATTCTCTAAATTACCTGCATATAAAGTGAAATAATTATCTGCATCGCTTTTTATGTTTAGAGTATAGGCCCCTAGGCTTAGGTCCCTGTTTCCGGTCAATGTCCCGTTGTTGTTATAAATATTTGTAGTCGTAGACCTTATCTGCGGGAATACCGTAGCACTATCGAACTTCACCCCGATCTGATTTGAAGTAGCACTATCCAAGATTATCCCGTAGTTAGCGGAAAGGGTTTTAATATCATTCGTATTGGGAATCGCTAACCGATACGCAGATCCTACGTTGGAATTACTATTACCCGAACCGCCTGCAAAAGCCGTCCATGCAGATCCACTCCAATAATACAAAGTCGTTCCCTTCCTGGCTAAATGTCCTTTTGAAATCAAAGAAGCCGGAACAGTAAATGTATCTATAGGTGCCCATAATAAAGTATCTGCCCCCAATCTCCGATAACCTATACCGTAGGTGGTAGGGTATTGGACTAACTGACTAAAGGACTGAACCGAAATAAGAATAAGTACTAATAAAAAAAGTTTTCTCATATTTTTAATTTGACCAAACTAAAACATCTAATACCTCACCACTTACCAACGCATCACCCACTTGTAATACAATAGTTCCATCACTTGAAAGGATGCCTTTGTAAGAGCCTAAATCCGTTCCCGTAACTTTTACCTTATCGGAATCAGTTGGGACGGTTGTTATGATTCTTTTGTAATCGCCAGCCCGGTAAACTCCTAAAACAATCTTGCCGGATAAACCAGTAACCGTAATTGTAGAAGTCTCTGAACTTGTACCCGTATAAGGGATTATTTTTGTCCTTGCCATATCAAAATCGCTTTCAAATGTTACGTCAGTCGCAGGGACTTGACAACGGTCAGAAAGGAACTCAACCGAAATCCCTACCTCAATACTGATCCCTGCGACCATATCCTCTAAAAATTCTGTATGCGGAGTGAACGTAGATGTATCGTTTATCTCCCAATCATCCTCATACACCGAATATCTAAGCATGGCTAAAAAATCATCTGCCACACTTGACATATCACTAAGTACCTCTGTTTCGTTTCCCTCTGTGTCCTCACTAACGTGAACCCTATCTAAGAAATAAGCCCTCAGATTAAAGGTTTTTAACTTAGTTGCCCGACTATCCGAACCAGGTAACAACTCAATGAAACAACCCGGATAATCTACATCTCCATTAAAGGTGAACTCATGCGGATCACCGAAATAGAAATTATTTATTTGCTTGTGGCTTAGGCTTAATGTCCTTAACCTGTCGACTATTTGATTCAGACTTAATGCCATGCTTTTCTAAATAAAGTTTAATCTTCTCGATTGTTTTCTTACTGACAGATTTACCCACAGTTGTTACAATTATTTTTATCTAAATTGATAGGATAGTGCCAATCATCTAAAGAAATGGGCATCGTAAATGCGGAGTTATTAGGTACTAATGAATCAATCGTTTGCCCGCCAGTTAAATACTCCGATAAAATAGATTGTGTAGCGGTTTGTTGTAAATACTTTACCATTCTCTCCCCGTACCACTCAGCCCTATCCTTATAAAAATTCGATATATCCATTAATTCGCTCATGGTCGGCAAGTCCGTATTCTCTCCCTGTTTTCTTAAAACTCCCTTATTCCAAAACTGAAACGGAAGGGCTATCGGTAAAGCAGACAGCACGTAATTGTAAAGCGTGTCAATGATATAATCATCGAGTAAAGTCTTATAATAGCCCGTAGTTGTTCCGGTGCTGGTTATGTCTGCAATTATCTTATTAAATAGCGGAGTACCCAGTAATGGATGAACGTACATATCCTGGGCCGCTTTGATCTCAGGGTATAAAAGTTTATCATCAATATTCCCGTGTACTGCGGTTCTATCCTTTAAAATATCTACACTTAATAATAATACGTTCTTGCTCATCTTGCTCTCTTTTTAACTACTACCAAACGATTCCATTGATGCCTACAAGTCGGGCTATCTCCCCAAAATCCACCTCTTCTATCCCAAACCGAATACCCCACTCTTTGTGAAATCAACTCTATTTCAGCCCTTGAATAAACCCGACCTAATTCTATCAGCTTCTTACAAAAAGGCCGGGTAGTGTCTATAATGGGCTTTAAACCTGGCTTCGCTTCGTAGGTGTACTTAATGAAAATATCCACCGTTTCGGGTTTCTCTACCGTATCTAACACCTCTTGATTAATCGCGTGTTCAATGATCTTATCAACCCCAATAATCGAAGTGGATTTAATTAGTACCCCTTTTTCTTCCAGTCCTTTTATTCTGTCTACCACGTAAGACTTTTCGACTTCCAAAACTTTTGCTATCACATCGGAGGTAATCTTATTATCCTTTTTAATCAAATCAAGTATAGACGAATCAATTCCTTTCACATCAATGAACATCATCTTTTCATCGTCAAATCTTGACCTTCTAACTATGGAAAAATTCTCTTTGGCTTCGCCTATTTCGGAGAACATTTCTGCCACCTCTTCTTCGGAGTAGACTTTTGAAAACTCTTCATCGGTAGCCAACAAAACCGAAATTTCTGCATCTTGCAGACCTAAAGAAGTCCTAAGTAAAACAGTAGCCGCCTCCTTAGTTAGTTTACCTTGCCCGAACTGTCTTACGATTCTCAACATTTGTTGATGCTGGCGGCCTGTCATGTTCTTAACTGCGTCATTTGTTACCGCTGCGGGATTTGAACCACCGGGAGCTATTCCCGAAATCGGATCAACAGGAATAATCTTTTGCGTAGGCACTCCAATTAAAGGGAGGAATAAATCAAGTACCTCTTCTATTTGTTGCTGTTTGGCGTTGCTGTAAGTATTCTTAAAAACTTCATACGCATCTTGCATCTCATTTCTACCACCTAACTTACCGGGCTCCATGATTCCGAAGAGGGTGGGGGAAGTAACCTCATGCCCTGCAAATATCTTTGCTTGCGTTGTTTTACTCAGTTGGTCGAATAGCTTATCTAAGTCCGTAGCGGAGAGATCATCCACCTGAGGGGGCTTAGAATCGTTCCTATTGAATGATAGGAGGGTCTTACCCGCGTTCCCCGATCCGTTAAATTTGTCATTCCATTTCTTCTCTAATTGTTTCTTCTCTTCATTGGTAGGGACACCATCAAAAAAGGAAACCATCTTACCGGAGAACTGACCGTTTTTAATAACAGACAGATTGTAAATAGAAATCTCTGCATCGGTTTCGATGTCATTTAAAGAGGAAAAATACCCCGGTAATGGGTATTCGTTAGATCCTGGCCGATATTCACAGTAGGAGAATAATTGTACCCCGGTAGGTTTGGAAAGGTCGAACGGTTCAATAAAAGTGGTCTTAGGTCTTGAGGTCTTTGTCCACTCTTTAGAATGCCACCAACCAAAACTCTTATCTTTTCTTATCTCATGGAAGGGGGTGTGCAAAATCTCTTGAACCCTTCCTAATGCGTTAAAAATAACTTGCCAATAGAACCCACCAAATAATTCAATATCCTTCGAAGATTTTTCAAGTACCTTGTTTAAACTCTCCCCGTGCCTATTAACTTTTTTAAGTTGTTCAGCCGTGCAGTCAATTCCCTTCCCAATAATATATTTAACCTTATTGTTTACAATCGCCCCGTGTACACTTGATTTATTATACAAGTGCAACAGGTGATTAGGAAAATCATTCTTCTCCCCAAATAAGATATAGTCCTTTGAGGGGACTTCCTTAAACTCCGGCACTTTGTTATCGGCAAACCCTAAAAATGATATCCGGTCAAAATTACCCTCCATACTGCTTAAAAGTTGTAGTACCTGAGTACTCTGTGAACGTAAAATCTGAGGCTGGTTTCAGTAACATGATCCCGCTCTCTAACCTTGTTAAATTTGTTACCGTGGTGTTATTGGAACTATTTTGCTCATACACCTCATACCTCCATTCCCCCGTAGATTGGCCTGTAAATACCGTGTCCGTGTCTATGTCGAATGAATTGAACCTATCAGGGTAAGCTGAGGTATCTTCCGTTACTGCGTATATCTTATTAACAATTCCCCTGGTAGTTACATTTGTGAACACAAATAAATAATACCCACCCGTTAAAGTCCGTCTTTCCGTAAGAGTGCAGATTATTTCTTCCGATGTTTCGCCAAGTGTGAGAACTATCATATTATTATATGGGTAAAAGGCGATTTTGTCCCAAAAAAAAGCCGTCCCTACGTGGAACGGCCTAACCAAAAGACACCCAAAAAAATTATATTGTGATAAGTCCAGCGATAATACCTGAAGAAACCTCCATGGCGGTAGAGCCTTCTTCGCCAGTAAAAGTCAGTTCATAACCATTACGATCACCAAAAGACTTTCCAGTTCCAGCCTTCCCACCTGAACGCATCAAACCATTCTCTTTACCATACAGCCAGTACTTGCCGTTCCTGTCCTCTACAACCGCCAGTAGGCGATTTTGAGCCAGTAGAGCTATCTCATTACGAGTGGCCGCCTGCATCTTATTTAGAACAATAGAAACGGTTTGATTGACGAAAGTAGTTCCGTTTTCAGCAGAGTCCTGATACTCTTCCATTGCCTCCGCGGTTGCCCTCTGGAGGTTGTATTTGTAGAAAGTCCGGTTATTCGCTTTTGCGATTGCAGAGACAGTCCCAGAAGCAGAAGTTACACCGCTTACGTTATCGATTTCGATAAAGTATATAGATTTCACTCCCCCTGCAGAATCCCTGCAATCCAAACTATAACCCGTTGTTAATGCACAAGCCATTGAAGATATTTTTAAAGGGGTAGAATTAACTACCCCCTATTTTTAAAATTAGCTAT